TATGCCAGAAGAATATAATGTTGAGGATGCAAAATCAAATGCTTTCTGGATATTAGAACAAAAACGTTTAACTGGTTTCGGTGAAGTTGATTATGAAAACATGATAAAAGATGCTATTCCAAACAAGCGTTTATCTAACATGTATGTAGATGATACTGAATTTTTAGCTACTAAAGAAAAGAAAGAAGTTGCTGTTGCAGGCAAATTAATCTATTACAAAGAAAAGGAAATCAAGAATGGAACTATGTGTACTTTAAATATAGATTGTAACAATACCATTATTCCGATACTTCTTTGGCCAGATGCTTATGAAAGAATTGGAGAAGATATTGCTAATTTGAAAGGTTGTATCGTAGCTTTAAGCGGTGTTGTTGAAAAGGATAAATGGAAAAATGAAAAGAAGCTGATGAGTAATAACAAGACAAAGTTATATGTAATATCAGAACATAAAACAAAATCAACAAAATTTGAAGATTGGAAAAATGGTAAATCGTAAATAAAATGAAACAATTTGTAAACAAAATCATAACGCTTGATAATATCAAGCAATGGGCTGAAAGAGACAGTGTGATAAAAGAAACTGTATCGCAACATTCTTTCAAAGTTTCTGCTATCTGCATTTATTTGATTGAACAAATTAATAATAGCGGATTGAAAGAAGATATGAAATGGAATTTATTTGCTTTGAAAGCAATTAAATATGCTGTACTTCATGATTTTGATGAGTCAGTATTAGGTAGAGACATAAGTCATGTTGTTAAATACAATTCTTATAATGGAAAGGAAATAAGAGAAGTATTGAATAATTTCGTTGACTTTGAACTTCGTGAAATGAAATTAGATTTCATTAATAATGATATTGACCCAGAAGTTAAAACTTTTGTAAAATTGTGCGATTGGTTATCTATGCTAACTTTTATAATCAGAAATAAAAGAATGGGAGTTACTGATTTTAACAATGAGGAAAAGTACTGTTTGGAAAAGACTTCTGAAAGTATAAAAGTTGTTAAATTTATGATTGAAGATAAATTTAGCGATTATGAACTTGATTTACAATTTTTTAATAATTTAATAACAGACGTATATGGCGACTAAAAAAGGAACAGAAATGAGCAAAGAGACTATTGAAGAGATTTTCAATGGTATGTCTGATTTGCTGGTTAAGAAAAACAAAGATTACAAAGGAGCTTCTTTTGACCTTGGAATGAATGGTAATATGGTTCATTTGTGGGACAAAGTTAGTAGATACCGTAACATGGTAGAAAACAAAATGAGAGGTGAGCAACCTAATTTTGAGGGTATTGAAGATACGTTGAAAGACATTATCGGATATGCTGTAATTGGATTGCACATCTTGAAAGCCGAAGAAAAAGAAAAGGAGTAAAACGATGAACAAGAAACTCATTACAATTGGTGGTAAAACTTACAAGTTGTTGTTTGACAGCTTTGATGAGGATATGGATATTGACTCTTTGTTGAAGATTGATTATTCAAACCTTATCGGAGAACTTATCACATTCCCAGTAATTGTAAACCGATTTGGTCAATTACTTGCTGAAGCTGAATCTCAAGTCGCAGAAGCTAAACTCAACTTGGAAGTGTTTGAAGCTAAAACCAAAGAGAGATTGAGAAGTGAATTAGCAGCCGAAAATAACGGCAAAGCTCCTACTGTCGAAGCTCTCAATAATGCGGTTGTAGGCAACAAGGCTTACCAAGCGATGAGAAAGAAGTTCATTGAGGTTCAGAAAACAAGAGACTATATCAACTCAATCTTTTGGTCAGCCAAAGATAAGAGCGAGAAGCTGGACAAACTTTCTCTTACTGTTCAGCAAGGTGATATTGCTGATTCGGTTATCGAAGGGAGAGTTAACAACGTTTTAATTAAAAAGACGAAGAAATTAATTGATTAACAATAATTCAAAGTAAAGAAAATGGCAAAGAAAAATTCCGTTGGAGATTTGCGTTCACAGCTGAAAGCAACTCCTATCAAAAAACTCAAAAAGCGTGTCGATGAAGACAACGAAACGATTGGTATGCAAAGCAATGAATACTTGAATTTGGAAGATGGCAAAACATTGAAAATTCGTATATTCCCTGCTCACCCTGGCGTTGAAGATTTTTACATTCCAAAGAAATGTTACTGGCTTACAGTAGCTGGTAGAGACGGAGATGCAAGACGCACTACCGTTCTTGATTCAAAACTTCACGGTGGAACTAAATACGATTTGGTTGAAGAGTACGTGAAATGTGCTAAGAAGAAATGGGCTAAAGATAGCGAAAAACTTGACGCTCTTACTGGTACTGGACAAAATCAAAACAGTCTCAATCCTTCTTACACTTGGTTATGTTATGCAGACCGTGTTAGCGGTGATGAAGAGTTGCGTGCTAAACTTTGGGAATTCAAAAAGATGGTAAGAGATGCTTTGAATAAGTTAGCATTCTCCGAAGATGAAGACGATGTTATTGAGGTTGACCCATTTACTGACGTTGATGAAGGTATGCCAGTAATGGTTAAATACATGAAAAATCCTAACAGGAAAAAAGGTGAAAATTATTATGAAGTTGCTTTCCCGAAGAAAGCTGCTGCGAGACCTTTATCTGATGAGGAAATTGAACATTTCATGTCTTTGAAACCACTTACTGAAGTTCTTCCTAAGTACGGTATGAGAGACTTTGAAAAAGCTCTTGAAGGTTTGCAAAACTTTGACGAAGAGCATGAAATGGAATTGTTTGACGATGACGATTGGTTGGAACACGTTGAAGAAATTAAAGCTCAATATGACGGAGAGTCAGAAGATGAGGCTGAAAAACCTTCAAAGAAAAAGACCGCTAAAAAAACAACTTCCAAAAAGGTTAAAGAAGAAGAGGAAGAAGCTGATGATTCAGACGAATCAGATGACGAGGAAGAGGAAGAAAAGCCAAAGAAGTCATCTAAAGCTCCTGCTAAGAAAAAAGTAGAAGAGCCTGAGGAAGCTGAAGATGAAGAAGAGGAAGAAGCTGACGAGGAGGAAGCCGATGACTCAGATGATGACGGCTTGGACGATATGGATAGAACAGAGTTGAAGAAGTATATTAAAGACAACGGTTTGGAAGTATCGGTTAAGAAATCAATGTCCGATGACGATTTACGAGAAGCAATCAGAGAAGCAATGAGCTCCGAAGAAGGTGATGAGAGTGAAGAAGAGGATGATGAAGAGGAGGAAGAAGCACCTAAGGCAAAGGTTTCATTGAGTGACATCAAAAAGAAGTTAGCGGGTAAAAAATAATTTTCATCTTACTTTAATTTGTTAATAAAGATAAGCCAGCGTTTGAAACATACCGTTGGCTTATTTTGTAAATATAAATATTATGAGCAAAAATATAATTGACAGAATAGTCAAAAAATTTAATAGTGAAGATGTGATAAAGTTTTCTGAGAAGGATGGTTTTAAAGACATTAAGAGCTGGGCTCATACAGGCAGTCCTACTCTTGATTATAATCTTCGTACTTTCGGACTACCGACTGGTATAATAGAGATAGCAGGCAAGAGCCGTAGCGGTAAAACAACATTAGGACTTATGGCTATGAAATATTTTCTTCACGAAAATCCTGATGATGGAATTGCGGTTATTCTTTCAAGTGAAAATAGAGATAACAAAGATTATGCCTTACAGCTTGGATTGCCTGTTAATAGAATAATCATTGTTAAGGTTAAGTATGTTGAAGCCATGTTTATGCAAGTTAAAAAACTTGTGATGGACGCTGATGAGATAATGAAAGAAGATAAAATGAAACCTAAATTCTTTTTTCTTTGGGATAGTCTTGGAGCAACTCTATCTAAGTCAGAACTTGATACTATGGAAGAAAATACCAAACGGCTGGAGAAGGAGCTTCAGAAAGGTTCAGAAGTAGAGGACATAGAATTGAAAAACGAAAAGATGATGGCATTTGCTAAAGAAGCTAAAAAGTTTGCTAAATCAATTATGTCTGAAATGTACACCCATGTGATGCATTTTGTAATGCTGAATCACCAGTACGAACAAAGCACTATGGGTATCACTACCAGAAAGAGTACTGGAGGAGAGTGGGTTTCATTGCTGCCCACATTGCGACTTTCTATGAATCTGAAATCTCACGAAAAAATTGATGACGTGGAAGTGTCTCAAATTTCTGAAGTTAAAGTAGTTAAAAATGATTTTGGTAGTCGTAAAAAAACTGATGTTAGAATTTTACTTGGTTACGGTATTATTCTTTCAAATGACGACATTGAATATGCATTGGAGACTGGAATACTTAAAAAAGAAGGAGCAAAGAAAATGTCTTTTATGAATGGCAAAC